GGGGCGTGTTGGTTATCCTTACTCGTTGGCACGATGACGATCTTGCTGGCAGATTACTCAAAGCAGCAGCCGACAACGGCGAGCAGTGGGAAGTTGTTAACTACCCAGCCATTGCCGAAGTTGACGAACCCTTTAGAAAGCAGGGCGAAGCACTCCATAAAGAACGCTACAACGAAGAAGCCCTAGCACGAATTGAAAGAGCCGTTGGCCCCAGAGACTGGTCAGCGTTGTACCAACAGAATCCGGTGGCGGATGACGGTGACTATTTCACACGGGACATGATCCAGTATTACGACCGCGAAGATATTGACTACGACCGAATGCGATTTTATTCAGCGTGGGATCTGGCGATTGGTAAGAACGACAGAAACGATTATACGGTCGGTATCGTTGTAGGCGTAGACGAGCAGGATCGGTTGTTCGTAGTTGATATGGTCCGAGGCAGGTTCGACGGTTTCGAACTGGTTGAGCAGATCCTTGATCAGTATGAGATGTGGAAGCCATCTATCATTGGTATAGAGAAGGGCCACATTGAGATGGCCCTTGGACCGTTCCTAGAGAAGCGTGTCCGTGAGCGCGGACTCTACGAAGCGTATTTCAAAGATCTTAAAACAGGGCGCAGAGATAAAGAAGCGCGCGCCCGTGCTATTCAAGGACGGATGCAGCAGGGCATGGTGTTCCTGCCGAAAGACGAAAATTTCACTGGCCCATTAGTGGCGGAGTTACTTCGCTTCCCTAACGGGGTACACGACGACCAAGTGGATGCACTATCGTGGATTGGTTTGATGATGACGGAGTTCAGTACCTTTGTTGAACGCGTTGAGCACATACCAACGTGGCGCGATAAGCTCCCAGGGTTACTAAAAGGCGAACGAACCAAATCATCAATGAGCGCATAAAAATGGCCAAAGCAACCAAGATATCTCCTGCGAAGGAAGAAGAGATTACCCGTACTCAGTGGAACCGCTATGAGCGAGCACGGGACAACGGCCACTTAGACTATGTCGAGATGGCCAAGATATGCGACGAGTATTATCGGGGAGACCAGTGGGATTCCGACGATGCTGCTGCGTTAGAACAAGAGGGGCGTCCAGCGCTTACTATTAATACCATTCTCCCTACTATTAATACCATTTTAGGTGAGCAGTCTACGCGCAGAGCAGACATCCAGTTCAAACCGCGAAGAGGCGGTAATCTAGACGTAGCGACTACTTTAACTAAGCTGTATATGCAGATTGCAGATAATAACAAGCTGGATTGGGTAGAGCAGCAGGTATTCAGCGACGGTTTGATTATGGACGGCCGTGGTTACTTTGATGTTCGAATGGACTTCAGTGATCACATCGAAGGCGAGGTTCGAATCGTAGCTAAAGACCCGCTAGACATACTTATCGACCCCGACGCTAAAGATGCAGACCCAAAGACCTGGAACGAAGTGTTCGAGACCAAGTGGATGACGCTCGATGAGATCGAAGAGCTATATGGCAAAGACAAATCAGAGCGGTTGTTGTTTGTAGCAGAGAACGGTATGTCATTTGGTCCCGACTCTGTTGAGTACCAAGAGACACGGTTCGGTGATACAGAGAACTCTAACGATTATTTTGGCGCAGAAGTAGCAGGTGACGATGAATATCGTAACGTAAAAGCACTGCGCGTCGTGGAGCGTCAACACAAGAAGCTGACACGCGCTTCTTTCTTTGTCGACCCCGATACAGGGGACCAACGCCAATCTCCAGCAGAATGGGGCGAGAAGAAGCAGAAGAAGTTCGCTAAAGAGTACGGGCTAACAGTGATTAGTAAAGTGATCCGCAAGGTACGCTGGACCGTGACGTGCGACCAAGTCGTGCTGCATGATGATTGGTCCCCTTATAACCAGTTCACGATTGTTCCGTTCTTTTGCTACTTCCGCAGAGGTAGGCCGTTCGGTGTTGTCAGAAACCTACTATCTCCCCAGGAGCAGCTGAACAAAATAGCGTCTCAAGAGTTGCACATAGTTAATACTACAGCTAATAGTGGTTGGATGGTAGAGTCAGGATCGTTAGTTGGTATGACCGCTGATGACCTAGAAGAACATGGCGCAGAGACCGGACTGGTACTTGAGTATGCGCGTGGCACTGCGCCCCCAAGTAAGATTCAACCTAACCAGATACCTACTGGCCTAGACCGTATTGCCCAAAAAGCAGCTGCAAACATTAAGACTATATCTGGCGTCAACGACAGCATGTTGGGCACGGATAGCGCAGAAGTATCAGGTATTGCAATTCAAGCCAAGCAGAACCGTGGCGCAATTATGATCCAAGTACCTTTGGATAACCTGCGTAAGTCTCGACAGTACCTAGCCGAGAAGATTCTTAATCTTGTACAGACCTTCTATACAGAGCAGCGTGTTATTCAGGTCACTAACGAAGCAGACCCACTCAAGCCCCGCGAAGAAATGGTTGTTAATGAGCAGACCCCAGAAGGGGAGATCATTAACAATCTAACAATAGGTGAGTACGACGTAATCGTAACTACTGCACCTGCAAGAGACAGTTTTGATGAGGTCCAATTTGCCGAGGCCATTAACCTACGTCAGGCTGGCGTTGCAATTCCAGATGACGCGATTATTGAATACAGCCACCTAGCTAGAAAAGGTGAGCTAGCCAAACGTATTCGCGTTATGACTGGGCAAGAGCCCCCGACCCCAGAGCAGCAAGAAGTACAGGCAGCACAGGCGCAGATTCAAATGCAACAGGTACAGCTTGAGATTGCGAAACTAGAAGCTGAAGTTAGGAAGCTACAAACCGAAGCTGCAGTAAACATTGCTAAGGTACAAGATGTTTCGGAAGTTGACCCACAGATAAGAATGGCTGAACTACAAGCCAAGATAGACATTAACGAAGCACAGCTTGAGCTAAGACGTGAGCTATCCGCCGAGAAGTCCACATTAAGCGCAAACCAATCGCAGACTTCGGCGGCAACTAAGCTGGCGACGACTGCTTTTCAACACAGTAACAAACAACCCAACAGGAACGATAGGAGTTCTTAAATGAGTGAGCAAGACGAAGCAGTAACAAACGAAGTAACGTTTCCCGTAATGCCAGGTGCTGATATTCCAGACGAAGATAATAATGAGCTACTGGACCTTAGCTTTACAGATGTAGAGGAAGTAGTAGCTGAAGTAGTAGCTGAAGTAGAAGAAGAGGTCGAGGAAGAAAATGTTTCTGAAGATGAACAAAGTACAGAAGAAGAAACACTTTTAGAAGAGCCAGAGGAAGAGCCAGAGGAAGAGGCTGTAGCTGAAGTAGAAGAAGCCCCTGTAAAGGCACCTAAGAAACCAATGGTTCCAAAGGCACGACTTGACGAAGTGCTTGCTAAACAGAAGGCACTACAAAAACAACTGGATGAATTGAATGCTTCAACTGAAAAATCGGCAGAAGCCCCAGAAGAGTATGACTTTGATGCGAAAGAGCTCCTCTATCAGAACATGGTACTGGACGGCGAAACAGAAAAAGCAGTTGGCCTTAGACGAGAAATCAGAAAAGCCGAAAGAGCCACGCTAGAGTTTGAAATGCGTGCAGAAATGAACCAGACGGTGAACCAAGACCGCCAAATGACTGCTTTGCAGCAAGCCGCGAACGCGATGGAAGAGGCATACCCTGTATTCAGCCGAGATAGCGCGGAATATAACGAGGATATGACCAATGAAGTCGTCGAACTACGAGATGCTTTTATATTAAAGGGCTACGAAGCAGTTGATGCGCTATCAAAAGCCGTCAGATATGTTGTAAAGGACAACGACCTAGACCAAGCGCAAGAAAGTGCGCCAAGTCTGGCTGGGAAGGCGCAGAAAAGTGACGAATTAGCCAATAAACGCGCGCAAATTTCTAAAAAACTCAAGGCCGCAGAGGCACAACCGCCAGAATTACCAGGTGAAAGCTCTGCGACGCATGGTGAGAAAGGGCTAGACCTAGCAACCATGAGTGAAGAAGAGTTTGCTGCGCTCCCTGAAGCAACTTTAAAGCGCCTACGCGGTGATATTTTATAACGAGGTAATTATGGCAGCTGAAAAAGACCCAAGACTAGCCCGAGCAGGAGTATCGGGCTTTAATAAACCAAAAAGGACGCCGAGCCACCCTAAAAAGTCGCATGTTGTCGTGGCTAAAGAAGGCAGCACGGTTAAAACCATCCGGTTTGGAGAGCAAGGCGCGTCAACTGCTGGAGCACCAAAGGCAGGTGAGTCCGACAAGATGAAAAAGAAACGCGCTAGCTTTAAAGCGCGGCATGGTAGGAATATTGCTAAGGGTAAGATGTCAGCTGCGTACTGGGCCGATAAGGTTAAGTGGTAATCGTGTGAAGCAGCTAGTTTTTGCGCTTATCGTGTCCGTCAACGGTGAGATAGACGCCAAAGCTACTAGCTATTGGGCGTCTGTTCAGCGTTGTAGGTACTTTGCAACTGAGCTAACCATACAGGGGACGCGCCGCAAATATGTTACGCCAGTGTTCGCTTATTGCTTACCTAAGTATGTCAACCCCGACACCACACTAATACATACTTAGGTGTTGCATAATAATAATACCTGTACTAATATAACAATACGTTTATCACTACGACATGTGATCGCCCCGTAGGCGTTAAAACCGTACCCCTCGCCTGTACTAGGCGTTAAACC